AAGCCAGTAAATGAGACAAAAACACAACATAATAAATGTCACATGTATCCAGTATCTGCGCATCCGGAGTTGGTGATGTAAATAGACAGGTTTGGGTATAAAATTGTCATAATAAGCAGCCATCGCGGCATCCAATGAAATCTCGTGTTTTCCCAGCATTTCGTTGTATTTGTTGTGTATGAAAACTACCCAGCGAATGAGCGAATCTTTGCTCCCTAAATATGGCGAAATCGGGTATTTTTCCAACATTCTGCTAAATTGGTTGCCCATCTCGGGGTCGGGAATAAATATGGGGAGGTTCATGAAAAAATCGTAATATTTGCGCCGGGTTGTGTCGTTCGGAAAATCTGGGTATGATATTGCGACGGACATCATGAAAAACCAATAATGGGGACCCCACGTAGCGGCAGACATCAATAATATACGTCAAGATTTTGATTGGTTTATTCTTTTGTATAAGTATTTAGAAGCATTTTGACAATGAATCGTAGAGACTACCCCCCTAAATGAGCTGTAATAATTGTGGAAAACGTGGACATACCTTTTATAATTGTAAGATGCCTATCATAAGCAATGGGATTATTGCTTTTCGCAAACATCCAATTACAAAAGCAATTGAATATTTGATGATTTGTCGCAAAGATACGTTGGGACTCATGGATTTCATTCGTGGTAAGTATTCGGTAAATAACAAATACTACATTATGAATATGATTTCGCAGATGACGAATGTGGAGAAGCAGATGCTTTTGACTGAGTCATTTGAGACGATTTGGAAGCGCGTATGGCATAAACATTTGGCTGAACCTTTGGCGTCGGGAAATCCCTTGGCGTCGGCTGAACCCTTGGCTTCGGGAAATCCCTTGGCGTCGGGAAATCCCTTGGCGTCGGCTGAACCTTTGGCGTCGGGAATACCCTTGGCGTCGGGAATACCCTTGGCGTCGGGAATACCCTTGGCGTCGGGAATACCCTTGGCGTCGGGAATACCCTTGGCGTCGGGAAATCCCTTAACAAATGCTTTTACTAAATATGGATTGCCACCAGGATTGGATGTTTCAGCTTCGTTATTGGCAAGATGGCCACCAACCAACAAAGATGAGTCAGATGGCGGTGATTCACATCTTCATCGCTTCAAATCCGAAGAACACATATCTCGCGATAAGTTCAATCAATTGCGCAAAGGTATTTATATAAACAATCGATATCACTCCGGTGATTCTACATCATCCCCCAACTTCACATTAACCTCGTTAATAAACGAATGTCCCAATTCGTGGGATGAACCTGAATGGGGATTTCCTAAAGGTCGACGCAATTATAATGAGAATGATATCGAATGTGCTTTGCGCGAATTCTATGAAGAAACCGGATTTAAAAATCGGAATATGGGATTTGTAGTGAGTAATTTGGCACCTTACGAAGAGGTTTTCATGGGTTCCAACTACAAATCATACAAACATCGGTATTTTTTGATGTATGTGGATTACGCCATGAGTTTGGAAGAAGAAATGGCGGATTCGGACAAGACTGAAATTAGTAAAATAGAGTGGAAAAGTTTCAATGACTGTTTGTCATCAATCCGACCATACAATTTAGAAAAAAAACGCGTATTGTCAAATGTTAATATTGTGTTGAAAACAAGCACAAACACTCTTGCGTAAATAATATATGTATCTTTGTATAATATACATATATGGAATCATCACCACATCGACCTCGGTGTAAAAATGGTACACGAAGATATCCTAAATATAAAGATGAATGTTTGTCAGAAGAAGAATATAAGGCGCGAATTGCCGCCGAAAAAGAACGGAAAAATATGGAAAATCGACAAACCAAGAAACGAAAACCAAAAGATGTTGTGGAAGAGCCGTCGCTGTATAATTCGATTGTGAACGTGGTTAAAACATTGTCGGCGCCTGGGAAAAAAGAAGATGTTGTTGATGATAATGAAAGAGAAGAGGGGAAAGAAGAAAGAGAGCTTGTTGAAGAAGAGGTTGCTGGAGAAAGAGAAGAGGATGTTGGAGAAGAGGTTTTGAATGAGGATGTTGAAGAAGAAGTTGTTAAAGAAAATGATGGAGAAGAGAGGAAAGAAGAAGGTAATGTTCTTTCTAAAGAAGCGGATTCTAAGAAAAGTCGCGATCCAAAAGATGCCTCGACCAAAGAGGCATCGACCAAAGAGGCATCGACCAAAGAGGCATCGACCAAAGATGCCTCGACCAAAGATGCCTCGACCAAAGAGGCATCGACCAAAGATGCCTCGACCAAAGATGCGTCGACCAAAGATGCGTCACCGAAAGAGGCCCGCGATTATTTGTATCCCTCTCTTGATGACCCCCATTTCAACCAAAAAATCGCCCACCGAAACGAGTTCAGTTCATTCGAATACTCCGCCGATATTACTAAACCACTGAAGAAAACCGCGGACTTCATTTGTAAAAACCCAGAGTTTGAATTGCTAAACCACCAACTATTTGTAAAATCGTTCATTTCGCAAAATACCCCGTATAAAAGCATCCTCCTCTACCATGGTCTCGGTTCCGGTAAAACATGTTCGGCCATCGGTATCGCCGAGGAGATGCGCGAATACATGAAAAGCCTTGGAATTACTCAACGAATTATTGTAGTCGCCTCTACAAATGTCCAGTCCAATTTCCGTTTACAATTATTTGACGAACGTCGTATTGAAGAAGACCCCGTGACAGAACGCTGGACGAGTCGTTCTTGTATCGGCAATAAACTCATTCGCGAAATTAACCCCGTCGGCGCAAAGATGACACATGAGAAACTGGTGTCCCAAGCGAAAATGATTATCAATACCAGCTACGAGTTCCGAGGATACCAGCAATTTGTCAATAATATCTACGAACACGTATACGAATCCATTGATGAAAATGATTCAACCAAGGAACACATAGAGGTTCAGAATATTCGCCGATATTACAACAACCGACTCATTATTATTGATGAAGTCCACAATTGTACAAAGGAAGACAAACGACTTGCCAAATTATTGTTGAAACTCGCCACCCACGCGGAAAATCTGCGCTTCGTGTTGTTATCGGCCACACCCATGTACAATTCCCCTCGCGAAATCATCTGGTTGGCCAATTTGATGAATATCAATGATGGGCGGGCTCCCATCGCATATGATGACGTCTTCACGGTGGAAGGCGAACTGAAAAACGCGGATTTACTCCGGCAAAAACTCAATGGATATGTGTCCTATGTTCGCGGTGAAAACCCGTACACATTCCCGTTTCGCATATACCCGGATGCCTTTGCGCCCGCCAATATAGAGCGTTCTCGTGGTCAAACTGCCGATATTATTAACAAGCTGTATTATACAAATCTCGAGCCATATCAACAAGAATCGTATGACATGGTTGTGCGTAGTAAAATGGGCGCCGGAGAACCCAATATCAACATGGATGATGAGAGTTATGGCTACGCCGAACTACAAATGCCGCTACAAGCACTCATTATGACATTTCACCGACTGAATGCCACCGACGCGTTCATCGGCAAAGAGGGCATGGCAAATAATATGTCGTTCGTGGAAAAGAATGAGAGGGTGGGAGATACCTATGAATTTCGCAAATACAACTACGAGTACAAAAAGGGGGTTCCGCGCATTTTCCATCATTCCAAATTACCTAATTATAGCTCGAAAATTGCGGAGATTTGTAGGTGTGTTCAGAAGTCGCGCGGAATTGTCATCGTGTATACGCAATACATCGATGGTGGAATCGTCGCGGTTTCATTGGCACTGGAGGAAATGGGATTTACGCGATACGGGACTTCGCAAATGGCGTCGCCTCTCTTCAAACCGGGTACGATTGACTCGCCGCCCATTGATGCGACCACGATGATGCCCGCCGACCCGAGTGCGAAAAAGTTCAACCAGGCCAAATATATGATTCTGTCTGGCGACAAATACTTTTCGCAAAGCAATGCGGCGGATATCAAATATGCGACGAGCGAGGCAAATAAGAACGGCGAACTTGTGAGAGTTATATTGATTTCTCGCGCGGCGTCAGAGGGTCTGGATTTCAAATATGTGCGACAAGTCCATATTTTGGATCCGTGGTACAACTTGAATCGTATCGAGCAAATTGTTGGACGTGGTGTGCGAAACCAGAGTCATTGTGGGTTGGAGTTTGAAGAGAGGAATGTGGAAATCTATTTACATGCGACCGTTCCGGCCGCGGAGACGTTTTCAGCAGACCTCTATTTGTATAGGTATGCGGAGAGGAAGGCGCGGATGATTGGCAAAGTGACGCGGCTTTTGAAAACCGTTTCCGTCGATTGTGTTCTTAATCATGCGCAATCTGATTTCACCGATGTCAATATGACCGCCGTTGGCAATGTGTTGATTCGTTCGTCTACTATGATGGAACCGCAATACTTTCAAGTTGGGGATAAATCGGAATCATATGCGTGTGATTATATGGAGAGCTGTGAATACAAGTGTTTCCCGGAAGATAAAATAGAGGCACCTCAAGAAGGCGCGATTATCACTAAACCCAGCTCGTTTATGATTCAGAAAATGATGGACCAAATTGTCGCGATTATTGGCCGCGAATTGGCGTTACATTTTGTCGTACTCGAAAAAATGCTTGGTGAGCCATCCAAATACAACTTGTATTTTGCGCTTACGGAACTTATTGAGAATCCGATGATGACATTTACCGACAAATATGGACGCACTGGGCGACTGATTAATCGTGACAAGTATTATTTGTTTCAACCAATAGAGGTGACCGACAAACATTCGTCGGTGTTTGATTCGATTGTGCCGGTTCAAGTAAAACCGGAGAAAATCCGAATGGGGATTTCGAATGTTATTAGTGAGCCGATTAATGTAAATGTGCTCGATATGAAATCTTCGGATAATGTTGCTTCTGTTGCTTCTGTTCCAACAGCAAGTCCTAGGATGGCCTCAACAAGTCCTAGGATGGCCTCAACAAGTCCTCGACCAACAGAAGTAAACATTGATGTAAGACGTATTATTGCCGATATTGAAATGGTTGTTAGCCGAGCATTGGCTCCATCGGCTGAAATAGAGGCAAATGACGAGGACTGGTATAATCACATGAATAATTACAAGGCAGTTCCTAACAAGAAAAAACCCAAAGATTTTGCGGATAATACTGCTCACAAGTTATTAACAAAACTCCATAATATCGGAGAGGAACAACTGACCCGCTATATTTGGAACCATGCGCTGAATACACTTGAATACAAAGACCGCATATTATTGGCAAAATGGGCATTTAGTGATTCACCCAAGACAACTGATTTGGAAACACATATTGTAGATTATTTCCGGTATTTAGTATTTACAATGGAGGATATTACAGCCATCATTATTGCCAACAATGACGACAACATTTTGTTTAATTTGGCGGATTGGACCGAGATGCCATACAAACATGAAACATTTGACCCGGTTATAAAAGAGAGGTTCTTTATTGACCCCACCAAGTTTCCAAAAATTGTCGGGTTCTTCGGCGGATTCAAAACGGGAATGCCCGTTTTTAAAATAAAGCAGTTGTTGTTAAAACGCAACAATCCCGGCGCATATTTGATGAATGAAGCGAAGGGCGATATTATAAGTATTCTGAATAGTGTTTTGAAATATGCCCATATAGAGGCACGTTATGAAACCGAATTGACAACAAAAATGACAAAGGTCGCACTAGGAATTATACTGGAAGTCATTATGCAGAGTATTACAACACGGGAAAATGTCTGGTATATGCGCCAAGAAATGGCAAATTACAATAAAATACAGAAGCTGAAGTTATAGGTTGCTGTCGCGTCGTATCGAAAAATTGATTTTATATATTGTTTTTATTAAAATATAAAATTATAGTATAATACAATAAAATGGATCAACAACAGCAACAATATAGAAAAGATAGTCGGTCAGAATATGGCGTATATATCAAATCTTTATTGACCAAGAAAATCGCGCTTAAAATAACCGAGGTGGGGAGAAATGTGAAGGGCAATTTGACAAAGAAAATCATCGCAAGCATCGAGGGAAAATGTATTGTTGAAGGATATATTCGACCTAGTACAGTAGAGATTGTATCATATTCGCCCGGACTCATTAAAGATGACCACGTTGAGTTTCAGGTCGTGTATATGTGTTTGATATGTAATCCAATCAAAGATATGGAGGTGGAATGCGTTGTTCGAAATGTTACAAAGGCGGGTATTCATGCTCATGTGGTTGATGAAGATGAGAATGTGCCGATTATTGTGTTTATTGCGCGAGACCACAACAATACAAACCCGCAGTTTGAGACTATTAGAGAGGCTGATGCGATTAAAGTCCGGATTATTGGAACGCGATTCGAACTCAATGACACGTCGATTACGGCGATTGCGGGATTAGCATAAGGCGCCTATTACACCAACCAAAACAAAAATGAGACAAATCTCATCTCATTTTCTTTTCGTAGGGTGTAATAGAACATTTGATTTAACAAAAAAGCATAAAACTATAATGATTATATTTGTAAATACAATGACCGACTCATTTAAAATCACGACCGAGTCCTTGACGGATATCAAGGACAAGATTGAAAAGATGCCCAAGAACAATCAAATCGAAATATTGCGAATATTGAAGCAGAACCCGGCAACCAAATTGAATGAGAATAAGAGCGGGATTTTTGTGAATATCTCTTTTTTGCCGAAGGAGACAATTGATGAGATTGTGAAATATGTGAAATATTATGGAGACCAAGAAATGGCAATTAATCAAATTGAGCAGCAGAAACAGGAGTTTAAGAATACTTTTTTTACGAATGACCAGCAAATAGTGCTATAAGCGGTGCTATAAGTGGCACACTAAAGTGATAATGGCACACTAAAGTGATAATGGCACACTAAAGTGACGTTGATAAATATATTTTTATAAATGATTTAAAAATATATTGTCTAATAAAATAGAACTAAACTATGACAGAAATGGATGAAAAAATATACCGATTATTTATTGGACAGAAAAATTATATGGATGACAACAAGACGTTGGCATCTTTGGAACAATTTATGATGACACCGGATTTTTATGACAAAATCCAAATAACGGTGCCTTCTGACAAAACAATAGAGACAAATGATTTGGATACGACCAAGGATATAATCGAGACCAAGGATACAACCAATGCTAAAGATACGACTAAGGATATAATCGATACAAAGGATACGACCAAGACCCCAACTCCAGATTCCGTTCGAAACTACCATTTCTACCCCAAATCAAAAGACTGTATATTTATGTGTGTTTACGTCGCTATTTACGGCGAACAAGTCCTACATCAAAAGGGTGTTAATATTACCAACATGATAATGAATGAAAAAAAACTGATTTCTGACCATTGTAATTCATCCCCCGGAGTATTGAAAATGTCCAATTATAAACTGACAATTGTCAAAATGAACGAAATACGATGTGAACTGATGACCCAGCCATTCATGAATAAAATCGGTGGAGGATTGGTCGCGTGTTCCATTTATTACAAGAGGCCAATTTATGTGGTGTGCGAAGATATCGGGTCATATTTGAGATTTGTATCCAAGGAATATGTAGACGATGAAGGTGAAACGGATGCCATTATTTTGCGGGTTGAAGCGTCGCGTATTTATTTAGACCAGTCGGGCAAATCGGCGGATGTGCGGTCAAAATACATGGCATTACCGCATTTTGAAAAACCGATGTTGGGAGCATCCAATTACAAATTGGATGAATTGGCGAATATGTATGGACGAATAATGAAAGGACCGGCGCCCAATGTAAAAATGTCCAAAACCGAATATTACGAAAAGATATTGATTCGAATGAGTGAATGTGTGTCGGCAAAATTATTTTGAACCAATAAAAATTATACTGGTGTAAAACTTGCCAGTATAAATATTGTGAGACATTCTGGCTATATTTTAGCAAAATATATCCAGTGTTATATACGTTTTTAAACCGATGAACATTTAAAACGGCACACAAAGTGTGCCTTATTAATTGATTATCGGTCTTGAACCTAGAAGAAAAAATGGCACTTTGTGCCATTTTAATTCTTCGACGGTTTACATTAGGCCTTAAGGCCACCAAAGGTAGTCTTGGATAGGTCTAAAATATCTATACCAATATATAAGAGTGGTATGACTTCAAAATTGTCACCAGAAGTTATAAAACAATTTGTTAGCGGTGAAGGTGATATTAAGTCAATGATAAAAAATAAACAAATAACTGACATTAACGTGAAAGACAGCTTCAACCGAACCGCTTTGATGATTCAATCAAAATTGGGAAATATTGATAATGTCAAACTTTTATTGACACATGACCCACCGGTCAATATTAATGCGGTTGATAAAAACTGGAATAGTGCGCTTCATTATGCGGTATTAAATGCCGATAATTTGGCAATAGTTCGGTACTTGTTGAAAAAAGGCGCAAATAAAGAATTACAAAATGTATATGATAAAACCGCGCTTGAAATAGCTATTAAAGACGGCCGCAAAAAAAGCGCTATCATACTAGGAATGGATTCGTATGATAATATTGCGTCATTTGTTCAAATGGATGAAGATAATAATGCTATTTTTCGAGAAGAAATCACATATATGCTAGAAATGAAAAAAGTATCCAGTGTA